GTTGTCGTCGGCGCGCGCGCTGCTACGCATGGCGCGCTTCGGCAATCCGTGGAAGTCACCGGAGTGATTCCCCGCAGCGGGATGGTTCATGTCGCCGATCGCGGAGCCGTCGTTGAAGTTGAAGAACGTTCCCGCGCGATAGAAGAATTCGCCTACGGCATCGCCGGCTTTCGTGCCTTCCATCAGCTTCCAGATGCCGGAACCGACAATCGCTCCGAGCAAGCCGGCGATCCCGACCCCCAGCGCGCCGAGCGCCACGTTCGCGGCCGTGGAGCCTGCGGCGATCGTTGGAAGCGCAACGCCAAGTCTGCCGATCGCCATGGCTGCCCGAAAGATTCCGGCCGGTCCACCGATCACTGCGAATTTCAGCGCGAGGCCGAGGTAACGAAGGCTCGCTACCGTCATCATCAACGTGCCGCCGACCATCAGCGCGGCGGAGAATCCGGCGAATCCGAGCAGGATTTTTTTCACGGCATCGCCGTGCTGAATGGTCCACTTCGTGAGACTTTCGATGCGCGGAATGAGCCACTGGATTCCGTCGAGCAGCTTCGGCAGGATCGTGTAGCCGAGCCGCGTCATCAGGTTTTGCCACTGCTTTTGCAGAGCAAGCGCCGCCATCTCTGGATCATCCTTCAACAGCTTGTTGTACGCGCTGAGCCCGTTCGCCTTGTCGATCAGCTTCATGTCCCGCTGAAACTTCCACGCCTGCATGACCATCTGATCCATGATCGAGGCCGTGCGGTTCGGGAACATGTACTGCAGGACTTCCCGCATCTTCTTCGGATCGGTGATGCCGTTTTTCAGCATCGCCGGCAGCAGAATGGTTTGCGCCCAAGCGTAGGGGTCGGATTGGAAGAGATCGGCGCCGACGATTCCGCCAGGGCGAACGCCCTTCATCGAGTGTGTCTTCGTCCAGACGACCTTGGTCGGATCAATCAAGCCAAGTTTGTTGTAGACGCCGAGAGACTTCTGCGGGATCACACCGCCAACGATGGCGTTGTAGGCGCTCATGATGGCGTTGCCGGGGCCGCGTGCGCCACCGCTACCGCTGCCCTTCATCTCCTGGATGAGCGTCGGCAGGATGCGGTACATGAAGTTGTTGTCCCATCCATAGGCAGCGCGCCGCCCGTACGTCACCGCAGAGAGAAAATCTTGCGGTGTCACTCGGCCCCCCGAGGCGACGATCGCCTTGGTCATCAAGTCCGCTTCGGTCTTGAACTCTCCGGGTGTGCGCGTGGCGCCACGCATTTCCAGCGCCTTGGCCAACGTGTAGGCATCTTGGCCAGCGCCGCCGAATTTGCCGCCGCGTCCGTCGTTGGTATTACGCAGGACCGCTTGTAGCTGTTGCATTACCGGCATGTTCGCAATCGCGTCCTGCGCGTTGCCGAACACCTGAAGCGAGTGCCGGATGACGGCAAGATTCTCTGTGGCCGTGCTTGTTGGCACGGCTTTCATCGCGTCCCATGCGGCTTGCGTCGCCTGCACAATCTGCAGGTGATTCATGCCCGCGACATTCAACTGCGCGAGCTGGTGCTGGTACTCCATCGCTGGCTTGATAAGTTTCTCAAGCCCGTACAGTCCGGCCGCACCGGCGCCGAACATGAAAGCGCCACCGACGAACATCCCTTTGATGCCTTCCAGCCGCTTTTGCAGCTTGGCTGCATCGCCTTCGGCCTTTAGAAATCCGCTAGATAGCGCAACAAGGCCGGCCGAGACGTTGTTCAGCAACGACAGACGGATTCCGATTTTGAAGCTCTCGAAAATGACGCTTTCTCCTTATGCCGCGTATGCGACGCCGCGTCGATTCACAACGCGATGCGCAGTTGAAGGAAGGCAAGAGTATTTTTCGGCGAGTGCGCGGTATGTCATTCCCGCCGCCCGATCTGCGCGGATGCGCGCAACTGCCTCATCATCGAACTGGCGAAACTTGTCCGGTGCCCATTGCGCGACGTCCATGCGTGGAACGCCGAGCTTCGCAAGGCGGGCTCGTTCCAAACAAAGCGCCGATGGTTTGCGCCCTTTCATCCGCGCCATGCGCTTTGCGATCAGCTCTGGCGACTGCCGCTTGCCGAGATTTGCGCGACGTACCTTTGCCCGCGTCTCTTCGGAAAATACGTGTTCCGAAATTGCTGCCAGCCTGCGGGCGCGCGTTGTATCCGCACTTGTTGCGGTGCGCCATGTAGCTGTCGATGTAGCCTTGCTCGAACTCGATCAGCCGCGCCTTGTCGGCCACGAACGCCAGCGTAAAGAAGCTGAACGCCGCTTCCCCGTCACGGTTCCATGCGGCTTGCAGGTGCCGGTTTAAGTGCCGACCGGCGCGTAGAGCATTCCAGTGCTGTTTCTGGCGTTTGGACAGATCGACCGCCGATCCGATGTAGTATTTGCCGTCCTTGGTATTGCGGATCATGTAGATACCGCTGGGTACGGTGATCATGTCAGTCCCGCTGCGTATTCGCTTGCTTGAGTGGTTCGCGGATCAATCGCCGCGCGTTCAATATCCGCGCCCGGTGAGGGACGCCGACTTTCACTGGTTCCGGTGGGTGTATCCGATGCCGTGGTGGAAGCGGCTATCGATGGCGCTGCTATTCGTGTGGGTTGCGTTCGTATCGATTGCGATTCTTTCCGTCATGCTGCTATTCGTCGGAGCATTCATCCATGCGGTTTTCTAGGCTCGCCATTGGCGCGCCTCTGCTCATGATGAGTTTGGGCGCATTGGCTGCTCGGCCCGCTTACAAGCCCGGAACGTATGACAGCCGAGGCGACATCTTCGACGCGCTTTACGGCTTCAAAACGTTCAACGGGAAATCTCTCATCGGACTCCTCGACGATTACGGCTTGTCTGTGACTCTGGTCGAGGTAGACACAATCGAGTCTTTAGGGCCGCAAGAAGGCGATCGGCCGGGCGATGTCAACTATTCGTTGTACGTTGAAGGTACGCCGACGCGCCACATGCCTTGCGACTTCAGCGATGGCGGCCCGATCGGAACTCACGATCTGCCAGACGTCGAGGAATTCATCCGGCGAAAGGGACAGTTCCCGGTTGTAGACGAGAACGGCATCCACCCGACTGGCGCGCTGATGTTTTGGGCGGCTACCGGAAGATGCTCGAAAGCCTGGGCTATCCTTCCACACCCTCCTGCCAGCTCTCCGCACGCTCCAGCGCACTGACGCCGAGCGCGGCAGGCAATGTTCTGACGCCGAGGATGCCAAGCACCGCGGCCTCGCCGATCATCCGCTGAATCACAGCCTCGCTTCGGATTGCAGCAGGCCCAAGCACAGGACGCGGCGGGATCGTTTCCGTGCCGAGCTCTTGGTACACCATCACGTCGTCAGTGCTGCCGACAACCGCCTCAAGGCCTGCGACCTCGTGGCTGATCGAGTCGCGCAGGTCTCCCGTGCGCAGTAGCGGATCGTTCTCGCTGTACCCGAGCGCCACGCGTTGCGCTTTCGTGCTGTCTGCAAGCTCCGCCCAGGACGGGAAACCGCCAACAGCCGGCTGATACTCGCCGAACTCGTCTTTGGCGACCTTCTCGATGTGCTCGGCTGCTCTTTTTAGTCCGGTTTCGAGCGTGACTGCGGTTGCCGCGGCCGCTTCCAGCAAGTACATGCCGAACGCGCCGAGGCTGGTGAACTCTCTCACTTGTCATCCTCGAAACGCATGGTGTCCATGTTGAACTTGTTCCCATTGAACTCCGACATGATGATCGCCATGGCGGTGCGATCAATGTCTGCCACTGCGAAGGCAAGATCAAACGGCACGCCGTTGTGCACGAGCCACAACGCTTCCCGAAATGGCGTGTGCGTCAGTCTTTTTTTAGCGCCTCCCGATCGGCCTCCGCGTCCTGCTTGCCGAAGTGCGCCTCGACACCCTTCATCACCGCTTCGAGACCTGGATCGTCCAGCCGCTGGATCAGACCTTCGACTTGCAGCTTGTTCGTGAGCTGGCCGACTGGCTCCGCATCGATTGCCGAGACAAACAACAGCGGCAGCACCATGTTCACGTAGGTGGTATTGCGCGCAGTCTCGCCGAGCGCTTCGACCAGCCGGAACTGCGCCAGCACGCCAGGCTTGCGCAAGGTGATCACGCGCCCGCGTGAATCGGTGACGTCGAACGTCTGCTGCGCCGCGGCGACCAGTTGCTCCGTCGGGTTCAAGGTAACGGTCGTCTCGCTCATGCCACTTTGATCCGCTGCGAGGCGTAGAAGCCGATCGTCTGGCTGATCAGCTGGTCGCCCTTCTTGCTGCCGGCCTCGTCGAACGAGAGGCAGACGCCGATGTAGCGGTACTGGCTGACCGACCCGTTGATCTCGCGGATGGTCTCGGTGATCGTCGCGTTCAGTACGTTCTGGCCGGCGTAGTAACCGGCTTCCTGCGCAGCGAAAAAGTCATCGACCACGCTGTTGCTGCGATCGAGCGTGATCGATCCTTCCCAGCCGTCCGGGATGTTGGCGCCGCGGTTGACGCCATCGAGGCCCTTCGAGCGGAGCTTCGAATATTGCGGCTTGCTCTCGAAGCCGGTGGTTGTGACGGGCAGGTTGAGCGGCCCTTGCGGCGTGACGACTTGCAGCGTGACGTCTTTGCCGACGTTGAACGAATTGCTCGGCATGGAAGTGCCTCCGATGAGGCCGGATTACCCGGCGCTGTGGAATGGGAATCCGGTGAATCAGCCGACCGGCTGCGTCTGTTGACGCGTCACCGTCACTGTTTGCCCAGCTACCAAGTTCACCAAAAGCTTTTCGACCACCGATAGATACTTCACCGTCACGTCATCCTGCAGATAGCTGGCAGCGACGCGCGATGGCGGGTTGTTGTTCTGGTCGCACTGCGTGGTGAAGTCGTCTAGCTGCGACTGGTCCTTCATGTTCTGAAGGAAGTTGTCGACGGTCGCCTTGACGCGTGCGCGCAGCGGATCGTTCGGCTGCGAGGATTGCAGTTGCCCGACGAACAGTCCCATGCTCGCGGCGAGCGTGGTTGCGAGATAGTTCGTCATGCGCGTGTAGTTGTCTCCATTGATCGCCGGATTCGAGCTGGAGTTGTGCCCGAAGCGCACGCCGAACTGATTTCCGGCTGGTATCGGATTGGTGATGATGTCGATGCCGGCTTGGCCGAGCTGTTGCAGCTCGGCGGTCGAGTAGACCTGGTTCGCGTACGATTTCTGCGTGCCGACGATGCCGTAGAGCTGTTTGTTGAGCGAGGAATTCTGCGGCGCGAGATTCGAGAGCAGGCCGGCGACGAAGCCCTGCGGAGAGATCAGCCGCGTCTGGCCGTTGACCGTATCGTTGAAATAAACCCAGTCGCCGAACAGCAGCTTGAAGGCGTAGGAATCGATGCCGGCGGTGGCTTTGACCGTGGCGGCGTTCGAAATCGTGTCGCCGGCAGGACCCACGCCGATCATGTAGACGCCTTCCGAGAGACCGAATGCGACCTGATTCGTCCACTGCGTTGAATCGTCCGCATCGGCGAGCATCCCCACCGCCGCGCCCGTTCCACGCAGCGCGTACATCCCCTTGCGCGGAACGGTGTCTTGGCCGACCAGCACGGTTGAGGTGATCGTGGTCGCACCATCCGTGCCGCCTGCCAGCGTGTATGTGGCGAGCGAAGGCACTGTGGTGCCGGCCCCGGCGGTCGCGACCACCAGATTCGACGGGCCACGGATGCCGTACTGGCCAGAATTGATCGCGGCCGCCATGTTTACCCACAGCGCATTGCCGGATCCCGCGATGTTGTCGAACGTTTCCGGCTGCTGGCCGGGCATCGCGATCGTGATCTTGTAGGTACTCGCGGCCGAGCCGTTGGCGATCGTTGCCTGACAGGAATTGCCGAGCGTGCCGGTGTATTTTGACGTCAAGGTAAGGCAGGTCGAGAGGATCGCGATCAGCGCGGCGGTATCGGTGCCATCGGTCACGCGCACGCAGCGCATGTTCTGCGCGCCTTGCAGCACGGCCGCGGCGACCGCTGTGCCAAGGTCGTACTTGCGCGGCTGGATCGCCCCGAAAAGGCTGGCGAATTGCGCCATGCTGCCGACGGTGACCGGCGAATTGACCGGCCCCCACTGCGCGGTGCCGACGATGCCAAGGCCGTTTGAAGGCACGCCGTTGAGCTGGCTGACCTGCGGCGGGACGATTTGGACGTAAAGGTCCGGGACGAGCAAAGCCGTGGTGTTGAGCGCACCGGCTTGAGTGATCTGCGGCATGGGAGAAACCTCCGGGCAATAAAAAACCCGCTTGCGCGGGTCGTTGGTTCGTTATTCCGCCGCGGGAGGCGGGTTCTCGTGCTCTTCCTCGTCGTGCGGCAGCACGATCGGCAGCTCGACCACCACCACGTTATTCGCCTGCTCGGATGCGAGGATCTTTTCGATCTCCGCCTCGTCGGTGATCTGCGAGCCGCGCTGGTGATTGCCGAATGGCTGGACAACGGTCAGTGCTTTCATGGGATGCCTCTACTCGTACAAGGTGATGGTCGGTGCGCCGCTGATGGCGTTCGCGATGTTCTCTTGCTGCACGACCACCTGCGTCGAATCGATCTCGAGCGTGGTCGCGTATTCGACCTGATACAGCAGGTCGCGCCGGTAGGCGTTCGCCTTCTGCGGCATGTCATCGTCGCAGGACGATTGGTAGATGATCCGGGCGCCGGTGCCGTCGGCCAGCGTGATGAATTCCTGATTCGACAGCATCGGATCGACGAGCTTCGCCACCGCCTTGCGGTTGTCCGGCGTGTCCGCCCAGATCGTGATCTGGAAGAGGCGCATCTGCCGGCGTACTTCGGAGATCGATGTGCCCGATCCGCCGGCGCGCGCGGCCCTGATGATCGAGCCGGATGCGATCGTGATCACGTGGCCAGCCGAACTGGCGCCCGGGATCTGCATCGCCAGCGCCGCGGCGATCGAATCTAGCGTGTCATTCGCCTGTATGGCGTACGTGTAAGCCAGCTTGTCGATCAGCAGCGCGACGTTCTGCGGCGTGAATACCGTGCCGCCGATCGTGACCGTCTGCCCTGCGATGGTCAGCGTCAGCGTCGGATCGACGACCGTCGCATCCTGCGGCGTGGTCGGGTAGCGCGTGGTGTTGCGCTCGGTTTTCGTCGCAAACACTGTCACGTGGATGCGGCCATTGCCTGCCGGTATCGCCGCAAGGTCGGCATCGAGCTGCGATGCCTGCGGCCAGCCGGCATAGACGATCACCGGCACGCTAACCGCGCTCGGCTGGTCTGTGCCGTTCGGGTACAGCGCCGCGGCGATCAGCGCCACCAGCGCGTCCTGGACGTCGGTAAGGTCGGCCACGGCGTCAGTCCGGCTGCGATTCGAATTCGACCAGCTTCTTTGCCGCTTCCAGCATTCCGAGCGCCATGATCTCGCCGCGATAGTCGCCCCATGCCCACAAATCCAGCGTCCGCTTCCCGCTGCGCACCACGCACAGCACTTCATCGGCGACCACTTCGCCGCGTTCGATGCGATCCGCGAGCTGTCGGAACATGGCCACGACATTGTCGGGCCTGCGCAGATTCGAGACAGTCGCCAGCTCAGGCATCACGTTTCGCTCTCGGTGAGCGCGCACCGCCATCCCAAGTCAGAAAGCTCGGCCGAGTAGACGAGATACCGGTTGCCGAGATCGTCGATCACGACGTCGTCGTTCTTGATCACCACGCAGCCTGGTATGGCCGGCATCAGCAGTCCCCAGCTTGCCTGCTTCGCGTCACCCGGCAGGTTCACCGGGTTGTTCGCGGCCTTCGCGGCTTGCAGCAGCGAGCAAGGCCAGTTCTGCGCCAGTGCGGTTTCGTTGGCCGCGGTATTGCCGCCGTAGCCTTGCGCGCCTACACCCGCCTGCTGCTGCGGCCGGTAGAACGTCACCGTGCGATTGCATTCCACCGCAAGAATCGGCAGCAGCGGCTGCATCGCGGCAATGAAGAATGTGGAATCGTTCTGGATCAGGTAATCGCCGACCTGCACCTGCGTGCCATCTATCAGGCAATACCACAGCGGCTTGCCGTATTGGCTCGGCTTGCCGTATTTCATGTCCTGCGCGTTGAAACTCGCGGACAGAGTCTGTAGCTTGCACGCGACGTCCGTCGGGTTGTTCGCATCCAGCGCGCGGTATTGGTCGGCTGGGAAGCCGATCTTGCCAGCCGCGATTGCGTAGCCGCGATACACGCGCGATTGGATCGTCGGGCCGTCCATCAGTGCAGCACCCGCGGCTCGATCATGCGCAGATCGACTGCCGCCCAGCGCCCGTCGTCCATCTCGACAACGATCGCCACGGGCGCGAAGTACTCGCCCCGCACGATCTCGTTGACGATTCCGTACACGTCTTCTTCCGGCAGCTCGAAGCGATCGCCGACGCGGATCATGCGCGTAGGATCGCTACGCTGGCGCCGCCATCACCGAGCGCTGGCCCAGGTGCCACGCCGATGAATTTGCACATGCGTCGGCGCCAGTTGTCGAACAAGCGCATCCGGTCGTCCAATTCCTTCGCGTTGTGTTCCCACACCGCGGCCACGTCAGTGTCCAGATTCGCGCGCGCCGCTGGAATGTCCGACTCCAGCAGTGTCAGATTCGCGAGGTAGACGTTGATCAGTGTCGCTTCTTCTTCCGGGCGCAGGTTCGTCAGCCGGTGCTGCAGCGTCTGCCACACGCCGGGCGAAACGAACCCGTACGCGAAGTCGCGCGAGTCGTCTGCGACGGTATCGCCAAGCAGCGGATAGCCCGCCCAACGCCGACAATCGCTCATCTGTTGCGCGGTGAGCGCCATCGATCAGGCCTCGGTGCCCTTGTCTTCAGCGACGCGCCAGTCTGCGGCGGTGAATGCCGCGACTTCGTCCGGATGCACGTCGGCTTCCACCGGGCCGCCCGGATGCTGCGGCACGTCGCGCACCATGTGCACGGTGGCCACGGCTTCCTGCTGCTCCGCTGCATCGGCAGCGTCGTCCTTCTTCTTCGCCATGCTGTACTCCTCGAATGAAAGAGAGCCGGAGCTTTCGCCCCGGCTCCACTCCTCGCCCCACTGCTATCCCTGCCAACCGATGAACGCGGATCAGCCCATGAGAATGGCAACGTGCTCAGATTTAATGCAGGCCGCCCCATACGCGATCGAGATTTCATACCGCACACGGCGGTATTGCAGATACATCGCGACTTCGAACGACAGGCCGCTGCGCGGGTCGGTGATGGTCGTCCGGTCGGCCGCCATGTCGCCCTCTTCCGGGAGCGCCGGTGCGCGCGTGGCGAGCACCAGAGCGTTGCGAGAGAACGCAAGGTTCGGCGTGAACGTGTTGCCGACGGTGATCGCGGTGTTGTCCGCTTCGACCGCCAGCGCGCCCGGTGCGTTGATGGCGAACGCGCCGCCCGAAAGCGCCGTGCCGACCACGTAGTTGTTCGTGTCGCCCGCAAAGTTCACCACGTCGCCGGCGAGGATCGTGCCGGCGCCGGTGTCGGTCGCGATCGCGGTGCCGCCAACCGGGATGTTCGACGGGTTGTTCACCAGATAGCCGCTGCCGGTGCCCTTGGTGTGCTTCTGGATGCCAGCGGACTCGCGCAAGTTGAACCCGAACAGGTCGAGCAGCGTGCCCTGCGCACGGAACTGTTCCGTACCGGCCTCGTTCGCCTTGGTCAGCTGTGTGTTCTTGCGCAGCTGGGCGCCGGCGGTGGTGTTGATGATCAGATGGCGATCGCCGCCGGGTGCGCCGTTGTCGTCGAGGATCTTGCGCACATCGGCCGCTTCGTCCAGATGGCCGTTGAACGGCGTGGTGCCTGCGACGCCGGCCGCGCGCGATGCGCCGACGAACAGGTTTCCGCAATACGCCTCGATTTCGTTGCACAGCGTACGCATCGCCTGCGCGATCTGGTTGACCCGGATGTTCTGGTAGCCCGGACCGTTGTTGACGCCCTTCTGCTCCTCGCCGGTCCAGCGGAACGGCACGGTGCGCGACTTGGCGATGACGATCTGGGTGTTGCCGATGTTCTGATCGCCATCATCGGGCGGCAGCTGACCGGGGGTGACATCTTCGGCCGCGGCGGCCGGTGCGATCGGCACGCGCACGATCTCGTTCAACGCGGCGCGCGAAACCTGCGCATCGAGCGTGACGGCGGGAATGAAACCCACCTGCTCGCGGCTGACGATGTCCAGGGCCGCGTACAGGTCCGGCATCAGGTTGGTCAAGGTGTTCATGTAATTTCAGCTCCTCAGTCGGTGACGGTTCCCCCGGCCTTGCTGAAATCCATGCGCTCTTGTGGCGACATGGCGTCGAAGCGGGCGCGGGTTGCGGTTTTGTTTCCTGCTCCGCCGCCGTTACCACCCCTTGAAGCGCCGCCGCCATTGGCGCCGGAATCCTTCAGGATGTGATCGCGGTGCGGGTATTGCTCGACGAGGATTTCCAGCGCTTCGTCGAAGTCGGCGATCTGCCCAGGCTTCGTCCGGCTGAAGACCTGCTTGTCGCCCTGATAGGCAACGACATTGCCGTCTTCGAGCTTGAACGCGGCCCCGAAACGGGCCTGCACCATGTCCGACGGGATGGCGAGCTTGTCGGCGATGAATTTCGAACGCGCGAACGCGCCGCCGATCTTTTCATCGTGAAGCGCACGCTCGGCCTTTTCGGCGCGGGTGTTCGCTTCGTCGATCTTCGGCTGCAGCGCCTTGGTGACCTCTTCCCGAACCTGATCCACCTGGCCGGCATCCACCAGCTTCTTGTGGTCGAGTTTCTGGACGGTCTCGAGCGCCTTCCTCGCCGCATCGACGTCGAGTCCTTCGAAGGCTTTCAGCTTGCCTTCCGCGGTCTCGGCGCGTTTGCGGTGATCTCTCGCCTCTCCGTTCAATTCGCCGATCTTCTGCATCGCTGCCGGCGCGTCGAACGGGATCTCCTTCCCATCGTCATGCACATACACGGGCTTGCCGTCGCTAACGACAACGTGGCCTTGCTCATCGAGTTTCAACTTCATGGTTTTCCAACCTCACAACTGAGAGCCTTCCGGCCCATGCGCCGCTTCGCTTCCGCGTTGCGGCTGGATACGAAAAAGCCCAGCGCGTTGGCTGGGCTCTCTCGCGGTGAACGATTTATGCGCTGTCAGCCTTCCGGCGGCAGCGGCGCTTGCTTCGGTTTCGGTGCCGGCGCTTTCGCGACCGGGTCTGGCAGCCTGTTTTTCTCATCCGCCCACTTGCGATCTGGCGAAATGATGTCGCGACGCTGCAGTTCTTCGAACAGCGTCTCGTCCGGCAGCTTGCCATTGAGATTCAGCTCCAGCAGCAGATCAGCCGTCGCTTCGGCCAGCGTGTGCACGCCGAAGTCCTTGTAGAGCGACAGCTCGCCAGTCTGCGCCTGCCCCATCCATGCGCCCATCAGCGCCAGGCATTCGTTCAAGCTCGCTTCCGCGACCTCGACGATGCGCTGCAACACGCACTTCTGCGAGTCGTCCTCGCTGTGTACCTGCGCGGCAAGAACCTTGCCGGGGCGGCGCACCAGCATTTCCGCGCCAGTCGCGCGCATCCGCTCTTCGAGATCGAGCAGCGACTTGCGGCCGGCCTCGATCGCATTGCCGGTGTGCTCGACGTATTTAGCGTCGGCTTCCGCATTCGATGAACGCAGCGCGGTGCTGGCGCCGACGGTAATGCTCGCGTCGTCATCGAACCCAGAAAGGAACAGGATCGGCACGCGCGCGGCGTGCAGGATCGTCTGCTGGTCGCTGGCGCTCTGCCAGTGCTCGACGTTCTGGTATGCCAGCTCGATCAGTGGCGATTCGCCGCTTCCGAAGCCGGTTCGCGTGCCGTAAAAGAACACGAACGGGATGATCTTCTTCAGCGATACGCGGCCGTTGTCGTACAGGAACCACTCGTCCTTGTCGGCCACCTTGCGCCAGACTTCCCATGCGCCGGGCGTCAGCACGCGAACCTGCTCGACCAGCTTTTCCGCGTAGTCGCCATCGCTCTCGGGCGCGAACTCCAGCAGCCGTAGCTGCGTCAGCACCGTCTTGCCGGCCCTCTTTTCCGTACGCCAACCAAGCACCGTGCCGGGTGGATAACGCACGAAATACGGGCGGGCACCGAAGGCCTTTTCTTGCGCGCGGGTCTTGATGCTGCGCGGTACTTTCGGATAGTCGACGAGAACGCCTGAAATCCCGCGGGCGACGATGTCCAGCATCAAGTCAGCGACGAACGAATGCAGCGTGTTGCCTTCGTCATCGATCTTCGCCGTCAGTTCCTGGATCGTCTCCGGTACGTCCTTGAAGGTGATCGCGCGCGAAAGCGGTTTGGCCGCCATCACGATCGCGGTGCGCTTGAACAGCGGGTGCAGCGTCGCAGTAGCGAGACGGTCTTTGTAGCTTTGATCGTCCTCTTTCGGCCACTGCGGCAGGAAGGTCTTGCCTGCCGCGCGCATCGCGCCGGTGCCCGCCATCAGCGCATCCAGCATCGGCAGGTCCTTCAGCATCGCATCGACTGCGGCGCTGGGTTTGCGGACTGCGGAGGTCGTCATGCGCTATTTCGCCGGGTCAGATTCGAAGCGGTGCGGATGAAGCGGTGTGCTGCGGGCCCAGCATCAGCTCGGTCAGCGCCCAAATCGCGGCATCAGCGCGGTCCGGCGATCGTTCGCCCATGTATCCGGCGGTGCTGAAGTTCGCGAGCTGCTCTTCCAGCGCGGGGAAGCGACCCACGTGGAACACTTTCCCCTGCTCGTATAGCGCCGCAATGGGCTCAGCGCGCACCACCTTGCCGCGCGTTGCCGTAACCAGCTTGAACGGTGCGCGCGGATTGGCCGCGTGTACCACGGCGCGCACCATGTCGCCGCCGTAGTTCGCCTCACCGATGATCCGATCGGCGTTGCGCACCTTCCACTTGTGGACCGCGCGGGCGCCCCACTTCTCAGGCTGCATCCGCTCGGAGCAGTCCTCGAGCAGGTAGCCGTTGCCGTCCACTCCGAGACCGGCCACCACCATGCCGATCTCGTCGGAGCGCTCGTCCTCTTTGCCCTTCGATCCTGAAGGGTCGATCGCGATCACGATCCGCCGCATTTGCGGCAGGTCATCCTCTACGCGACGCTGGCGCTCCAGCAGCTCGAGAGTCCAGAGCGCCCCGTCGATCTCGGCGACGTAGCGCCCCTCCAGGAACCGGCGGCGCTGGCGTTCCGGCATTGCCTCCAGCGAGGCGATGTAGGCCGGATCGATGTTCTCCCGGTTGTCAGCCGGGTTCATGTAGAGCATCCGGTAATCGTCCGGATTCTTAAGCGGCTGCCGCGTTATTGGATCGACGTGCTCGATGAATAGCCGGTGCGTCCAGTGCGTCGAGCTGGGCGGATTCAGGTCGTAATAGGCCCGATTCTTCAGGCCCGCACACTGCTGCGCCAGGCGCGTGTGCGCGGTCAGCACCGATCCGTACGGGATCTGGCTGCACTCGTTGAAATACATCGTCGCGAATTCGAGGCCAAGCACCTTCTCGACCCGCGCTGGATCATCCAGGCCGACGAACCATAGCTCCGACCCATTCGGGAACGAAACAAAGCCGTCCTGCCGGTGGTCCTCGAGCGGCACATTCGGGAAGCACTGCCGCATCACCTTCGGCAAGGTGTCCAGCCAGATCGCCGCGCGCACCGCGTTGTAGCGGTGCCGCAGAATTGCGTGCCGCGACTGCGCCGCCTTGATCGCGCGCACCGCGACCGCGCGGGTCAGCAGGAATGTCTTTCCCGAACGCGCGCCGCCGACAAGCTCAGTGTGCCGCTGCGGCATCGCCAGCAGGCTGTTCGCCTCCAGCTGCTTGGGCGTAAGCCTACAGCTTGGCGTCGTCACTGCTGATCGTTACCGTGATCGCGCCGGTGTGTTCGTGATCGTGCTTGTCGCGCCAGTTGTCCTTGTCGCGGTTCTTCAACCAGAAAATGCACGCGGTTGTATCCGGCGGATATTGCTCGATCGTCTTGGCCCGGACGACCTTCCCCTCGTACTGGAAGATCTTCTCGGATTCGTGCGAGTAACCTGTTGCGCGCCGATAGAGCGACTGTTCCACGCGCTCGTCCGCGACCTTCTTGCCGAGCTTTAAGGCCCGACAAAAGTCCTTGTGCTCGATCTTCCAGCGCTCGACCGTGCGGGTCGCAACTCCGAGGAACTGCGCGATATCCGCCTCGGTCGCGCCGAGCTGCGCGCATAGCTTCCGCGCCTGCTCGGCATATTCCTTTCGGTACTTCGATGGCCTGCCTCTTGCCATGGCCTAGCGCTTGCGCTTCTTCGTGCTCTTGCGCGAGGTCTTGGACCTCACCTTCGCCGGTTTCGGCTTTGCCGGCGGCGGGATTGTCACGGCTGGAATGTGCTCGACGCGCGGACGCGGCTGGTCAATCGGCAGATCCTCGATATCCTCGAAAATCGCCTTCCAGAATGTGCGCGCTTTGGCGCGCAATCGCGTGATCAGCGGTTTCATTCGGTTCCCCCCTTGTTCACCGGCACGGCCGCGGTTTCCATCCGCACGCGGCCTCGCCGGCCTTGTCGTAGGCGAGAATTGCCTTGGCCGTGGCATCGGTCAGCACGTCAGTGCACGCCACGTCGATCTGCTGGAAGGTGGCGCATTCGGCGCGGTTGTCCGGCGCGGGGCACGGCTTGGGCGGCGCGGATGCGCACGCGGCCAGCATCAGCACGCAGGCGACGATCAGCGAGCGTATCACCATGTCCCGTCCTTCAGCTCCTCAGCGGCCGTTCCCGGCTTGGCCGGCATCGATAAGACCATCCTTGTCTTTGATCAGCTTGCCGATTTTAAGCGCGCGCCTTACCTGCTTCTCGTCGCAGCCTTCGAGTTCAGCGAACGCACGTGCGCTCAGTTTTCTC